TCAAAGGACGTATGTTCCAACTTGAAAGAGATGCGAACAGAATTGCACAAAGAACAAGAAGAGGAAAAGGTAATATGATTATCTGTTCAGCTGATGTTGCTAGTGCGCTTCAAATGGCTGGTGTTTTAGATTACACACCTGCATTAAACAACAATTTGAATGTTGATGACACAGGCAATACTTTTGCTGGTGTTCTTAACGGCAGATTTAAAGTTTACATTGACCCATACTCAGCAAATAGCTCAGCTGCACAATACTATGTAGTTGGTTATAAAGGTACTTCACCTTATGACGCTGGTATGTTCTATTGCCCATATGTACCACTACAAATGGTTAGAGCAGTTGGTCAAGATACTTTCCAACCAAAAATCGGTTTCAAAACAAGATATGGATTAGTTGCTAACCCATTCGCTGAAACTGGTGCTGCTTCAGGTGCTGTAAGTGCAGTAAATGACGCTGGTTCTGCTAACTCAAACAGATACTACCAAAGAGTTAAAGTTTCAAACTTAATGTAATATCTCGTAGAGTTTTCTACAGAAATAAGAAAGGGCGGTTTATCCGCCCTTTTTTTTGGCCTTCCTCCAAAATGGATAAATAATAGTATGACAACCACAAACGCATACAATAGACAACCTACAAAATTTGACTACGCTTCACCTACACAGTTTAAGTTTCAAATACTAAAACTGCCAAAGGTTGAATACTTTTGTACAGCAGTCAATATACCAGGTATTACTTTATCAAGTGTTCAACAAGATACACCACTTGCAGATATACCATTACCTGGTGTTAAATTATCATTCTCTGAATTAGAGATGTCATTCTTGGTAGATGAGAACCTAGAAAACTATAGAGAGATACATGGTTGGTTGACAGGTCTTGGCTTTCCTAAATCAAGAACACAGTTTAAAACTCTTGTGGACGCCGCCAAGGACAGGTTTCCGGTAGACGGAAAGAGTGACGCAACGACAGACCCAGGCAAAGTGACAGGTGCTCCAACACCATTAGGTCCTGTCTTCTCTGACGCAACTTTGAATGTGTTGACTAGTAAAAATACTGCTAATATAGAAGTAAGATTTTCAGATATGTTTCCTGTGGCATTAACAGGACTAAACTTTAATCAACAGGCCACAGATATAGATTTCTTAACGGCAACTGTAACAATGAAATACAAAATATACGAATTCGCTACAAAGGGTGCAACTAGGACAGTAGAAACCACCTCTTAAAAGCTTTACATTTAAACGATATTATGATAGGATACCTTTATTATGGATTTAGAAAAACTACAAGAACAAGCTGATTTGGATTTGAAGATAAATGATACTGAACTAGATTTAGAATCTCTTAAAACTCCACAATTACATAACAAATATATGAAACACTTAACAAAGTTTAAGCTTATGTTAAGTCGTGCTGAAGGTGATTTATATAATACTAAAAGAGAACTTTGGGAATATTATACTGGTAAGGCAGACGCTTCAGTATATGCACAAAGACCTTTCAATTTTAAATTATTAAGACAAGATGTTGACCAATATATACAATCAGATGAAGAGTATATTAAGGCTAAACAAAAAGTAGATTACTTAAATGCTTGTATTGATTTTTTAGATAGAACAATTAGACAAATCACTAATAGAACTTTTACAATCAAAAATGCAATTGATTGGCGTAGATTTACTAGTGGTGCTGTGTAATGTATTTAAAAAATCAATGTGACATAATAGAAAACGCTTTCACTCAAGCACAATTAGATTATATAATATCTATTGGTGAAAAAGAAAAATTAAAAAACGCCGAGGTGTTTGAGCAAGAACAATCAGAAAAAATCAGAAAAACAAAAGTTGCTTGGATTAAAGAAGAGGAACTATCTAAAAAATATCCTTTAGTAGATATGATTACAAGAGGTAATAAAAACGCAGATTGGAACTTTCAACTTACTGGATTTGAGCCGTTTCAATATTCTGTTTACGAGAAAGGTGACCATTATAATTGGCATATAGATAGTCATGCTAAACCATATGATAATGGTCTTATTAGAAAATTAAGTTTCACATTATGTTTAACAGACGATTATACAGGTGGTGAGTTTGAGTTATGTAAACCAAATCCTAGTCGTAAAAAACATTTATATAAAAAATTCGAATTAAAAAAAGGCGACATGATTTTATTTCCTTCTTTCGTTTGGCACAAGGTTAATCCTGTATTAAGTGGAGTGAGAAAGACATTAGTTGGTTGGGTAGTAGGGAAACCATTTGTATGAGTTTAACAAGATATTTAATTATAGATAAAAAAGATGATGTCTATTTAAAGATTGAGGCTGACGAAGATATAAGAAGAGAGTTAGGTCAATTCTTTACCTTTGAGGTGCCTGGTTTTAAGTTTATGCCACAGTTTAGAAATAGAGTGTGGGACGGAAAGATTAGATTATTTTCATATCAGACAGGACAAATCTATGTTGGTCTATATCCATATATATTAAAATGGTGTGAAGATAATGCTGTTCAAGTTGTTGACGGAACTAAAATTCAAGACACAAAGGTTGATGAAGCCAAGGTTGATAAGTTTATTAAAGCACTAAATATTCCATTCAAGGTAAGAGATTACCAAAAGGAGGCATTTATACATGCAGTTAGAAAAAATAGAACTTTATTACTTTCACCCACAGCTAGTGGAAAATCTCTCATTGTCTATCTTCTTATTAGGTTTAACATTCTTCGGTTAAAAGGAGATAATAAAAAGATATTAATTATTGTACCAACAACATCTTTGGTAGAACAATTGTTCAAAGATTTTAAAGATTATGGTTGGTCGCCTGAAAGAAATGTACATAGAATATATCAAGGTCATTCTAAAGAAACTAATAAACCTGTAATTATATCTACATGGCAATCCATATATAATCAACCAAAGAAATACTTTAAAGATATTGGTATGATAGTAGGTGATGAGGCACATTTATTTAAGGCCGTTTCACTTACAAAGATATTGACAAAATTAGAAAAATGCCCATATAGAGTAGGACTAACAGGTACTTTAGATGGTACACAAACACACAAGTTGGTGTTAGAAGGACTTTTTGGTACAGTCAACAAGGTGGTTTCTACAGTAGAACTACAAGAAAAGAAACAATTGGCAGCCTTAAAGATTTTCTGTTTAATACTAAAACATGGTGCGATTGAGTGTAAACATGCTAGTGGTATGAGTTATCAAGAAGAAATGGATTACATTGTTCAATCTGATAAAAGAAATAAATTTATACGAAACTTGGCCGCTGGTCTAAATGGCAACACACTATGTTTGTTTCAGTATGTAGAAAAGCATGGTAAACAATTATATGAAGATATAAAATTAAAGGCACCTGATAAACAGGTTTTTTATGTTCACGGAGGAGTAGATACAGATGAAAGGGAAAAGATTAGAGAACTTACAGAAAAGGCTGACAACGCTATTATCGTGGCAAGCTACGGAACCTTTAGTACCGGTATTAATATTCGTAACTTACACAACATTATCTTTTCTTCTCCTAGTAAATCACGAATAAGAAATTTACAATCAATTGGTCGTGGATTAAGATTAAAAGATAATAATGGTTCTGCTACACTATATGACATTGCAGATGACTTGACATATAATGAGAAAGAAAACTACACACTCAATCACTTTAGAGAAAGGATAAATATCTATAGTGAAGAAGATTTTGATTATGAAATACACAACATAGAATTGAACAATGAAAACAACAGTTAAAATAATAAAATTAGTTAACGGTGATGACATTGTTACCGTTCTACCTACTGGTGACAAACAGTTACCAGACAATGGTCCTTTAATCAGACTTGACAAACCATTACAAATTAAATATGTTCCTCAGATGACACCAATGGGGTTTAGAGATTACATTGCTTTGATTCGTTGGACAAATTATACAATGGATAAAGTTGTTACTATTCCTAAAGATAAAATTATGACGATTACTAACGCCTCCTTAGAGATGAGTGGTAGTTATGGTGAGATAATTAAAAACTATGATAACTTAGATAAACCTAAGAGAGATGAAAACTATCATAAAAAAGAATTCTCCCCCGAAGAAAATAATAAACTAAATGAAATCTTTAAAGAATTTGATGATGATGATGAAGATGAACCAACAATACACTAGGTACTTAAAGGTGTTTCTGAAAACGGACACCGTTATTATACGCATAAAAAAAATATTGGCAACCGTGGATTAAAAACAAACTAAGCTTGACAATTTAATCAACTTAGAGTATTATATATAGAAATTGAGGATATTATGGCAAAATCAAAAGCAAAAGCAGAACACTATGTCAACAACAAAGAATTCTTGGCCGCTATGGTTGAGTATAAAAAGTCTGTTGACAAAGCAAAAAAAACAGGTAAAAAGAATCCTAGAGTACCAGATTATGTTGGTGAATGTTTTTTAAAAATAGCGAATCACCTATCATACAGACCTAATTTTATCAACTACACCTATAGAGATGATATGATTAGTGATGGTATAGAAAACTGTTTACAATATTTAAACAACTTTAATCCAGAAAAGTCAAACAATCCGTTTGCCTATTTTACACAAATTATATATTATGCTTTCATAAGAAGAATACAAAAAGAAAAGAAACAAGTTATCATTAAACAAAGAATGATTGCTGAATCTAATTATGATGACATGACATTACAACCTGGCGAAGATAGAGATTTTAAGAATCAATTTACAGAGTTTCTTAAAAAGAATATGCCACAAGAAGAACCACCAAAGAAAGAAAAAAAACCAGCAAAGAAGAAAAAATAATGGTAGAGTGGGAAGATAACTTCTTAGAGCCAGAGGCTTATGAAGAACTAAAGAGTATTATGTTAGGTGATAACATGGCATGGTATTATACGCCTGATATTACCTTTGATAATAAAGATGATAAGGGGAATTTATTTTATATGACACATCAATTCTATGAAGACCATAGGCCATGTTCACCATATTTTGACAAATATATAACGCAATTTTTGGATAAATTAAATATTAAATCTCTTGTTAGAGTTAAAGGTAACTTATACCCAGGTCAAAATGTATTATCTCAACACTCTAAACACTTTGACTATGATTTTCCTAATCAAGGTGCAATCTTTTATATAAATGATAATGATGGCTACACAATGTTTGATGATAAAGTAAAAGTGGATAGTGTTGGTAATAGACTAGTTAGATTTGACGCAAGTAAGCTACATGCAAGTACCGATTGTACAAATGCAAAAGTGAGAGTAAATATAAATTTTAATTTTTTAGGTTAGTATGAAGATAGCATTATTAAACGATACACATTTTGGTTGTAGAAACGACAGTCCTGCGTTTATTGAATTTCAAAACAAATTTTACAATGAATTGTTTTTTCCATATTTGCAACAATATGATATCAAAACATTGGTACACCTTGGTGATGTGGTAGATAGAAGAAAATTTATTAATCACAACACAGCCCATAACTTTAAAAAAGTATTTTGGAATAGATTAGATGAACAAGGTATTGATACACATATTATCATTGGTAACCATGACACTTACTACAAGAATACAAATGAAGTAAATGCCATGCAAAATCTTGATATATCAAAAGACGCCAAAGTATATACATTATCAACAACAGTTGAGTTTGACGGTCTACCTATATTGTTTATACCGTGGATTTGTGATGACAATGAAGCAGAAAGTATTAAGACAATAGAGAGTACACAAGCTACTATCGCTATGGGTCATTTAGAAGTAAAAGGTTTTGAAATGCACAACGGCCATTTCAATGACCATGGTTTAGAAAAATCTATATTTAAAAGATTTGAAAAAGTTATGTCTGGTCATTTTCATAAGAAATCAGATGATGGTCATATCTTTTATCTTGGTACACAGTATGAAATGACATGGTCAGACTATGAATGTCCTAAAGGTTTTCATATCTTTGATACTGAAACAAGAGAGTTGACAAGAATAGAAAATCCTAATAGAATGTTTAAGAAGATTATCTATAATGATAAAGAAACAAACTATGATGAGATAGACATTAATCAGTTTGATAAATGTTTTGTTAAGTTATTTGTATCTAATAGGTCAGACAATGATATGTTTGAAAGATTAATGGATAGATTATATAACTCTATCAACATACATGCTATTGATGTAATCGAAGACCCTACCGATATTGGGGCTTCAGTAAGAGAAGATATATTAGAACAAGGTGAAGACACACTTACCTTTTTAGGTAACTATATCGACCAGACAGATATAAAATTAGATAAACAAAAATTAAAACAGTTTGCAAAAGAA